GGTGGGTTCTCACTGTGCATTAGTTTTGTTTGGGGCTTGTGATTCAAGTATTCTGAAATCATACGCATAAAACCTCCAATTCACAGAGTCAGTTTCTGTGTACAAGTATTTATAGATTACAGTTTGATTACGCTGGTAATGGCGGTTTTTTGACGAAAAAATTTTCCGCTTCTGCTTCGCACAGAAAAATTTTGCGCTGTCGCTCCGCTTAAAATAAGCTACCTTGGTCGCATGAGTATTTACACACATACAGGCCTTGATCGGGTGTAAACCTAGTCAGTTGGCAAGTGGCCAGTATTATAGGTATTATCATAGTATCATTATAGTATACTATTATTTACTCAGTAAATCTACTGGGTTCTATTACATGTCAGTAAGAGTAAATAGAATATGCGTTACATTTTTGTAATCTTATTCTTGCCTTTTGTTGCTCATGCCGGCATTGATCAGTGTGTGAGCCTGCGTGGACGTGAACAGGATCTCTGTTTTGCTGTGGCAAAACTGGATATAAAACTCTGCGATCATATAGTTAACTTTACCGAAAGAACTGAGTGCACTAGATTGGTAGTTGAAGAACAGCGACGACAACTACGACGATCCCGGGAAGATCAACGTAGATAACTACTTGACTTGGGGTGCTGTTTTAACCTTGTTCTTGACAAAACGTGCCGCTATGGCCGCACCCTTGTTAAAGCTGGCACTTTTACTTTGTGGATTTTCTATGCCGCCACGGGCCATGCTCCAAGCATACCCTGCACGATGTCCGGCACAGTTGCCCGTGCATTGGCTACCCTGAAATATCAGTTCGTTTAACTGGTCATCTAGGTGTATGTGAGTACCTGAAAATTCTCTAAGTCGCATAGGGTATTTAGTCGCTGTAGTTGAGCAAGAACAGCATGCGGTGTTTGTCATACTTGAATGCCACACTGATATCATAACACTCTACTGCCATGTTCCAAGCCCAACGACTGAACTTGGGGCCAGCATGACTTAGTAACCAATCTTCTATTTCCATTACACCGCAGATCCAATCCAATTGCTGACCAACTAGGTCAGGCCACCGAATGTTGGCAACATAACTAAAATCATGATTAACTGGTGTGTAGTCCCAGCAATTATAATAGGGCATAATACTATTTAATAAATATTCCCTATGAATGACGATTACACACCTGAACTAGAACCCTATTCTTTAAAAGAACGAATCGGCCTAGCAGTTATGATACTTTTTTTGATTGTGGAAATCAGCACCATGTGGACATGGTGCCAATGGTTTACCAACTGCCCTAGGTCTTAGGCCTGTGCTTCCTGCCAACGTATAATAATGTTGGCATTGGTACTGGATCCACTTACCTTGTAAACGTTGATAGCCAGTACGTCTGGACCGTTGGGGAAAGTACCGCGTCCACCGATTGACGTATTGGTCAATTCCTTTAAGGCACTCAAATCTAGTGTGTCAGTAGCTCCAGGGTTGGACAAGAACGAAAATACCTGCTCACCTGGTAAGGCATAGGCCGCACCAAATTGGAACGTTGGAGTAGCACTGGCCGCAATGGTTGTATTACTGGCCTGTGTAAAGCTCACACGATATACTGTAGTACTACCATAAGTACGTGTGCTAATCGCGTTAATAGCAGTACCAGCTGGGAATTGAGTATAACTTGTGGCAATGAATGTACCCACTGTTGCACCTGATGCAAGGAATGAAGTACTGTCAAAGAACAAATAGTTAGTGTTGGCATAGCTGGCTTTTGAACCAACCGCAGTTACAGTAACTGTTTGATTATTACCACTACCGCTGGTACTGGTACTATTGGCTGCCGCACTCATTACTATACGTGTGTAACTGACGCTGGCAATGATTATATAACCTGTGGTTACACTGGCAATGGTTTGTCCGCCGGTAATATAAGTTGATAAACTTAGGCCGTCACCTACTAGTACACCGCTGGCGGCCCAAGATGAATCAGTTACTAAAAAGTCAGTACGTGCAGTACTTAAAGCTGATCCATATGTTGCAGTTGCCGCACTGGTTGATGTTACTGTTACAGGATTTGATGCACCCGCAGTACTGGTACTATTGGCCGCACCGCTCATGACAATACGTGTATATTGCGTACCACCAACTTGTGCATAGTTTGGTGTAATACTTGATATGGTTTGCCCACCAGTAATGTAAGTGCTAACACTTAATACGTCAGTAATTGCAATAGTACTGCTGGAATACTGACTGGATGTTATCAAGAAATCACTACGGCTAGTACTTAATGCTGAAGCATAAGTTGCGGCAATGCTACTGGTAAATGTTATAGTTACATTGTTACCATTGTTGACCGAAGCCGCAGGACTAGTTGCATTTCCTACAGCACTCATGACAATACGTGTATAGCTTACACTGGCCAGTGTGGTATAGTTTGGAGTAACACTGACCACAGTTTGTCCACCGGTAATATAAGTAGTAGCACTGATTATGTCTCCTGGAATAATAGGAGTGGTAGCAATAATTGTATTATAAGCTGAAGTAGGAATTAAAAAATCATTTCTTGATGTACTAATTGCACTATTGTATGTGGTGCTGGTTGCAACAGCAAAACTAGCCGCTACTGTGTTATTAGTCACAGCATTAAACGCTATCGCAGTTAATGAGTTGGTAATTGGAGCAAAACTAGTAGCTGTTAGTGTTGTGGTAAATGCACCATAAACTGTAGCAGTACTTGTTGAGAAATTACCCGACCATGTTACAGAACCTCCAGAAGCAATTTGCACAAAGCTGGGCTGTCCACCCGCCGCACTTGACGAAATACCAGTCCATGTGATATTTGTTGGATTAGTTGGATAGTTACTAGGGTTTAAAATACCCTGAACAATCAAAGCACCGCCGCCTGATACTGTATCACTGGTCACCGATATGTTTTGCAGAATCAACTGCGCACGATTAATCAATTCACGATCTCCTAAATCACCAACTTGCGCATTTGATACACTAGGCGCTAGTCGCATTAAGAAAGCAGTATTGTTATTAATAGTGGAAGGAACAGTAGTAGCCGCGTAGTTAAAAATATAACCACGGTCAGTTGTAAACTGTCCGTCTAGCAAGAATGCACTACCCCAGTGACTGATAATAGGAGTAATTGTATTACTTACTAGTACAACTCCAGTACTAGCAGGATGTGCTGCCGCGGCACCCGCAGTAAATGTGCGAGTCGATCCTGCTGTAAATTGTGTTAAATTTGCACCACGAGTACAATTTAACAGTTGATTATTAACATTGTTTGTATAGTTAATTAATTCGCCATCTAAGTATACTGTTCCACTTTGTGGGAAATAGTAAGAATTAGTCAATGTTAATGTTGTATCTGTACTCAAAGCAGCCGATGCTAGTTTATCTTTTGCACCTTCGTTAATAACTTCATAACGTACTGGCTGATTACCTGTACGCATATATGCTTCGTAATTTACGTTACTGTTACGGAAACGATGTGCAAATACATAGTTACCATCAGAACCGCGTAGCATGAAGTCAATAAAACCTGCTCCATACCATGTCCATTGCATGCCAATCATCTGCATTTTAGTAACATCTAAGATATAACCACTACTGCCATTGCCATCCAATGTATCTTGATTCCAATATTGTTGTGGAACAATTAAGTCAATTGTTTTACATGCTTTACCGCTTACAACTGCACTATTGCCTCGATAATCTGGAGCAAAACTTAAATGTGTATCATCTGCAATATTAGTAACTATGTGGCTCATTCCTCGAATAACAATACGATCCCCGGCTGCTAGTTCTTGTGTGAAACGAGTATTGGTTCCAGTCAGTGCATTGCTATCAGGATTACAATTTATTGTACCTCCCAAAATATATGTACTAGCACGTTTTACCACAGCTATTTGCATGCCGTCGTATTGCCAAAACATACCATTTTGGTCATCAAATGTTCCAGAGCGAACAGTTGAACCATGCCATTGACGTACACTCATATTACAAGGAGTACCTAACGCACCGTTTGTTGATCCTAATGTTGTGAAAGCACTAACAGTTAGTGTACGTTCGGTTATAATACTGGTTACAGTATAAATTCCATTGTATCCACTAGTAGTCACACCGTTAACTTGTATTTGAGCGCCAACTTGACATCCGTGGTCAGTATCATCTGTAGTCAATGTGATAACACTACCAACAGTTGTTCCAGCGGCTGATATCGAAAGAATATTATAGCTAGGAGCAAATAAAGCACCGGTATTATACATAATACCTTTACCAGATTGGTAACGTAGATATTTCTTACTCATACGTACCGCGGCAGCTCCGTGTGATGGTCCGCCTGTTCCTAACTGCACACCGCCATCTAACGGTCTATGTACATAAAATGCATCTGGTCTTGAAAAAACTGATCCAGTTAATGTATTGGCAATTGTACCAGGTGCACGTGCCGAATATCTTAATGTATAAAGAGTCGGAACTTGTTCAACATAGAATGCACCAGCGGCAAACTGAGCATTTGAACCTGAACTGCTTATAGATACTGTTATAGTATCGCCCGGAACAAATCCATGTGGAGTTAAGAATGTAACTTGAATAATTGATATTCCAGTATAACTAACACTTGTACTTGCACTGATTAAACTAGTTGTAGGTTGACTTATTGTAATAGCACTTAAAAAGTTTACACTTGCTACACCAGTCGGAGTTCCTGCTACAGTTCCTGAAATAAATTCGCCACCAACTTGTACTGTTAAAATTGTAATTGTGCAATTTGCGGACCCGCCTGTGACTGTAATGATTTGTCCAACAGCATATCCAGAACCAGCATTGTTAACACTAATTGCTGTAACTGCTCCGCTTGCTCCTGTGGAAATATTAACAGTTAAGCCTGTGCCAGATCCTGTATTTACAGTTGTAGCAATACCAGTACCGTTAGAATAACCAGTACCTGGAACTAGTGTAGTATTGTCAAACGTATCAACTGCATTAATAGGACTGGCGTTTGTAACAGTAACTACAGCATTATTGACTGGAGTATAACCATCTATCTGTCCGCCATTGAATGTAAGTGTATCTCCAATATTATATCCGTTACCTGGATTAGACCCAGGAGTAACTGAATAAGATGTGGCAGTACGATTAATTGTAAATAACCCGCTAGTACCCGTACCAGTTTGGCTGTTAGCTGTTAAATCAGTATAAGTTGCAGTTGTTCCTATAACTTTACTTGTCAAAGGACCAGACAAACTCAGTACATTATCGACAATATTAGTAACTTGTAAAGAACTACCGTTACCGGCATCAATTACTAATCCAGGAATAATATTTGATGTGGAAACAACTTGAATACTAGTATCCCCAATGCTTGCGTTTGTTAACAATGGTGTAGCAACCACAGTTCCGCCAGTACCGATTACTGCTGTGACTTGTGTACCAGTTGTAATACCGCTTACAGACACCGGACTATCTACTGCTGGGGCTGTTCCAGTAAAACCAAAAAAGCTATTACCACTTGCAGTTGACAATAATGTAGTAATTGTGCCGCTTGAACCGTTTGTAAATACGTTGAATGATGGTGTTCCAACACTGGCGCCTGTATAATAGCCAGCGGTACGTAATTGTGTGAATGTAGTACTTAACGTTGTTGGATTTATTGTACCAACTTTTGATTTTGCATAATATGTAAATGTAGTACTAGTTGGAACACTAGCAACTTGATAAGTTCCTTCAGCTCGACTGAATCCTAATACACTACTTGCTAATGCTTTAATTGTAAAAACTGTTCCAACACTAAATCCGTGAGCAGAATTAGTTGTAACTGTAATTTGACTAGCACCGACACCACTTGTACCGGCACTTGCATCTGTTACAACAGATTGAACTAGCTGATCCGATCCAGGTACTTCGTATATACTAGGATAATTACGCATTAGACTAATTGTTTGCCATTTTGTAGGTTGTAGTCCATATTCGAAGTCAGCGTCAATCATGGATTGCGGTATGCCAACTTTCATACGTTCCATTGCATCTGTTGCAATTGGATTTAATCTCACTGCTTGCTCTGCACCTTCGACAAACACCTGAATATTATCAGTTGTCATCATAGTATGAGTATCATAGCTAAAAGTTATAGTAGTAACTTTATCGTAGGCATAAACTGCACCTGGAAAATCGCTATCAGTTAATTCACTATAAGTTACTTCTATTGGATTTGTATTATCTGCAAAATTATAAAGTACAGTATTTCTAGTTGTATTTGTTATTAATAATATATTTTTTGCTTTATAAAATCCTGGCATCTTCAAATAACCTCTGCTAGAAGTTATTGATGGAATAGTACTAGAACCTGTTCTAATTGCATTAATGATGATAGTTGAAAGCGATGAAATATAAGTACGGCTACCACTTTCAGGAGTATATGTTTGATCGATTGTCTGTGCAACTATATTTTGACGGCTAGAATATGTTACATTTTGTAACACATAATCATCTATCAAATTTTGAATAAATGTATGAGCGGCTACTTCTGGTAATCTAGAACCAGTGACTTGCGGAATACCATATAGATTATACTGTAAAGCATTAAAAACGGTTTGTCTGTTTTCAAGAGTTAGCGTGTCACTAATATAACCTTCGAGTACATAACTCAAATCTCTACGGCATTTATTAACATCGTAAGAATAATAATCAAATGGGCTAATGTTATTGGTTACATTATAATTGACATATGCAAGGGTTTCTTCTAAAATAAATTTTTTATTTTCTTGCAATAATGCTGCCGCTTGGGTGTAAGTAGCCGAAGCCGGTGCCGCATTTGCTGGAAAAAATTTATAATTTAAAATCTGTTTTTTTGACATTAGATATTCCTTGTTTTAACTTAGTCCAATAGCCATAACTATTGATCGTTTATCGACGTATTGTTTATTTGTTAAATGTTGAGTTTGTGTAGGCAATGTTGTAACATTAACATTGCCGCTACCTGTTATATCACCAGTAACTGAAAGTGTGCTATTTAAAGCAGTTGTACCTGATACTGTTAAATTTGTTAGTGTGCCAACGCTGGTTAAACTACTAGTGACCACTGTGGATTTTAAAGTAGTTCCAGTCAATGTACCTGCTGCCGCAGTGATAGTACCACTGCCATTCAATTGTATACTGACACCGTTAATTGTTGTTGAACTATTTGCAACTGTGTTTGATAGTGTAGTTAACGCTGATTGCGTTGCTAAAGGAGCTACAGCCGATGATAATGCACTAGTAGTCGCATAATTACTTAAAGTTGGTGATGATAATGTATTTGCAGTTAAAGTGCCGGTGGCTGTTATATTAACAAAACTTGGGCTAGTATTGACATAAATCGACCATTGTTTTCCGTCCCAATACCAAGTACTAGCACCTGATGTATAGGTTTGATTTAGCGTCGGGTTTAGCGGAAAACTAATAGACATTTTTGATCCTTTTTAGTATTTAGTTTATATTTACTGTGACGTTTTATCTTGCACCAGTTGTCTTTCTAGGGTAAGTCGGACCGCTACTAGGTCTGAATCCATAATTTTGTTTTGGAAATGTAAACCCTTTATGTATATTTTGATAGATACCTGAATTAGTAGGAGCGCCTAAGCCAGTAACCGCATCCCACCCTGATGTACCTGCATAACCATCGCTAATTGCATCATTATTTTGTCCTGTAGTAATATCATAAAAATTTTGTATAGAACCGTATGGACTATTATAAAAGAAATTATGCCAATCGGTACTAGATCGTGTTACTCCAGTGAGCTGTTGAAATCTAGCTAAAAAAGAAGCAATAATTGGACAGGAAGCACTAGTTCCGCCTGTAGTAACAACAGAACCGTTATAAGTTATATTGATATTCCAAAACGGTGCGGAAACATCAGGAACACCTCGATTAGTTAATAAAGTAGGTGATCCTTTAACATTATTAGCAATCGGTGTATAATATAACAGATTTTGCCAACTAGGTAATGAAAATAGTGTACTCACACCACCGCCACCGCCGAGTCCGCTACGATTACTATCTAATTCGGTAAGTCTAGTATCGTTTAAAGATCCTGCATTAGAATATACTGTAAGATACGTACCGCCGACACTTATTACATTTGGGCTTACACTAGGATAAACAACAGTATCATTGGTATTGCCTGTGTTTCCTATCGACCCGTAATCGCCTGAAGATGCACAAACAGTTAATCCATTAGCAACTGCATTAATAAAATTTGATTCGTCGCTAGTATACTCGTTTGCGGCCCAGCTTATACTAATAATGTTACAACCATCTGCTATAGCTTGATTCATCATTGAAGTATAGTTGCTACCTATGTAAAGAGTAATATTGGCTTGCGGACACAAAGTTCCAATTAACGAAATATCTAAAGTATTTTCAAGACTAGCGTTACTATCGTTTGTACTAAAAGTACCGTGTTGACCATTTAGTAAAACTTGACGAATTGTCGGTGCAGTTAAATTTGATGCTATATATCCGGCTGACTGTAAATTTGCAAATGTTGAATTAAAATCACTTTGTAAAAATCCACCGCCAAAACTGAATATTCCAATTTTTACACCGTATGCTGTACTAGCAGGAGTTTGATATGTTTTTGCTATCTGCGGACCAGTGAGAAATCCATTTACTAAAACATTAGTAGCTGGTTGATTAGTTTCAGGATCGATTGTATTTTCAATATATGAAACAAGGGGTCTCGGTGTTGGAATATTATCCATTTTATTCTAATCTTAAATAAGTTATTGTAACTGTAATAGCAGATGTTGCTCCGCTATTATTATAAATTTTTAAATAGGTAGTAGATGTTACACTTGTATCATTATTGTATCCAAATATTGCCGGTGTAAAGTACGTTGTAGTTGCAGTAGTCGAAATTGCTTCTGCAAGCACACCACTACCCGGTGTAGGATCTGTAGTAATTGTTCTACTACTATCAGCGGTCTGAGCAGTTGAATTTGAGTAAACAACTACCCACGCCCCTGCACTAACTTGTATGCTATACAACACATAAGATTTACCCATACCAATTACTGTTGGAGTAACTGCCGCACCATTTGCCAAACTTGTAGTTGTTGTTTGTACTGTTGTACGAGCACCGTAGTTTAATGCTGATACTGTCGCAGATATTACACCATTATTAATTGTAACTGTTGATCCGTCGACCTTAACACCACCTAGTACACTTGTACTTGCTGTTGGTAAAGAATAATTAATTCCGCTTGCTACAATTTGTCCACTACCATTAATAGTGATTGTAGAATTATCAATCTTAACACCGCCTAGTACCGATGAACTAGCTGTAGGTAATGAATATGCACTAGCACTACTAATTACTCCGTTGTTAATTGTAATAGTAGTTCCGTCAACCTTAACACCACCCAGTACACTTGTACTTGCTGTCGGTAATACATATCCAGCATAGCCGGCACCTGTAGCATAAAGTTGTCCGTTTCCATTGAATGCCAGGGTAGTACCATCTATGGTTATACCACCTAGTGTAGTTGTAGATGCGGTAGGAAGAGTATAAGTCGAGCCGCCTGAACCTGATCCAAAAGCTGGAGAATTTGCCTGTATCCAATGATTGCCCGATGCATCTGTGTAATACAGATATAATCCGCCGTTTGTCGAATTAAACCATAACGTTCCGTTAACAGTGGCAGTTGGTTGTGTTGCTCCTACTGCAACACTTGTAAGACCAGTTAAATTAGTAAGATCGGCTCTTAGTAATGGAGCTCCGCCTGGAGTTCTTCCATTCATCACTCGTAGTGTACCGAGGGTGGTGTCGTATACTACGTCCCCGTCACTGTAGCTCAATGCGGCTAAATTTACGCTATCGTAGGCAACTAATTTTACACTATGTTGAACTTTACTCATTATACTAGTCCTTATTAACTAGTATTTATATGAGTTTATTCTTTAAAATAGTACTCGTAATTTACTGATGTGGCGTTTTCTTTGCGGATTTTTGCACCGTTCTTTAAATGAAAACGTCGAGCCATAGGAGTCTGCGGGCTTAAAGTTACAATACCTTTTAGTTCAGTATACTCTGTTTTTAACCAGTCAGCTGCCTGTCTCAATAGTGTAGCGCCTGCTCCAGGTGTATAACTCCAAATTGTATAAAATACGGCAATATTTTTATCTTTTGCCATTGCAATTAAATCATCTTCATCCTCGGGAACTTCTGTTAACCATTGCATACATGTAGCCGCTAGTACTTCTTCTCCTGCTTTAAGAATAAGAATTTCTGCGGCATCGTTTATACGTTGCTCAAGAGGAATGTGAGGACGTACAGGATCATCTTTGATAATTCTTACCAAAGGATCTGTGATATCTCTAATGTGGTGAAGTTCCATGTTCGCTACCTTTTATTATATGCGTATTTATTCTTTTGTTTAAATATCGTCACCTGGTAGGTTATTAATTAACTCTCTTAGCTTACTACTTGCAACTTCTGCTTTAATTTTCGGTAATGCAATTCCTTCAGATGGATCTGAAATTTCCCCTGTACTAACATTTACAGTTTGACGTTGTTTAATACTATTCAATAATGTACTACCTGCGCTTTGTGTACTGTGTCCATAGCCATCTTCTTCAGCCAAGTCTGTAATTCTCAGTGTATCGATATTGAATTCTAAATCAATTTTCATACCAACACCGCTACTAGAACGTGTCTTCATTAGCTGAATTTGATAACGTCCACGCTCACGCATAGCACGACTTGTAAAGATACCAAACACATTATCTGCTGTCTGAATCTTACTAAGTCCGCCTGAAATATGACTGTGATCAAATTCAACTTCTTCAACAGCACCACGATTTAACTGTGCCGCAGTTACAAACACACATTGCTTTTCTACCGCTAAATTTCGCAATTCTTCCGACACATATTTGTCTTTGACAAATAAGTTTTCAGCACTAATTTTCTTACTTAATGGCATGACCAAGTCCATGTAGTCTAATAGCAGTACATCAACTTTATGTCCCATCTTAACTTCATATTCTTTCAAATATGCACGAATGTCGTTTGCTGTTTTACCGCTTGGCATGTATTTGACCTGCAAATTTCCCGACTTTTTACCAATGACTTTGACCTTCATTTCGACATCATCTAAGCTCTTAAATAGGTCTCTGGTTGGGATTCCAGTGGTCATTGCATCGATACGCATGCATACTAATTCTTCACTGAGCTCTAGTGTAATGTATAATACATTCAAACCTGCAAGTGCATAATTTACCCCAAGATTTGCCAAAAATAAGGATTTTCCAGCACCTGAGCCGCCAGCCCAAATATTCAGTTCTCCTCGATTAAATCCACCAAATAGTTTATCATCGATAGCTTTCCAGCCTGTGCTGATCTGTCCATTTTTGTCTTTAATCCTCATCAACCTTGCTCTAGGATCTTCAAAATAATCGGTACCCATGTCCTTTTGTAGACCTATTTGTACCGCTTTTTTGATCTTTTCTTCTACTGGACCGTACTCACCTTTTTCTAATAAATCAGCACTTTCTAAAATAGCTCGTTCAAGACCTTTGTGCCTAATAAATGTTTCGAATTCGTTTAACAGCCAATCGTAATCATTTTCTTTAACACCTTCCAACTGTTTAAAATTAGCATCAGTTGCCGCATTTATGATATCTAAAGTAGGCATTGTATTGTATTGCTCAACATATTTTGTTAAGAATTCGGCGCTAGTCTGTAGCTTACGATCAAACAATGTTGGGTCAAAAATACTTTGACATCTAACAAAACTCTCAGCATCGCTTAACATCATTTCGATGTATAATTTTTGTATATCGTACCCGTAATTTGTATTTTGTGTCATAAGTTATTATAATGTCTAGTTAAACACTTTAACACCGTAATGGTGTTCAAAGTTTTTTGCATCGGCACGGTCATTAACCATAGGTTGACCTTTAATATTTAAACTAGTGTTCAATATCATTGGGCATCCAGTCCTGGCATACCACAATTCTAATAGTTGTCTAAACTGTGATCCATCGTTCGGGACAGTTTGTACACGTGAAGTTCCGTCACGATGCACAATGGCAGGATACAACTGAGGATGCCTGCAACGGGCGATGACTTGCATATACCTACTATTACTCCAACCAGTAGGCATATCAAAGTACAGATCCACAAGCTCTTCGAGTATTGCTGGAGCAAAAGGTCTAAATTCTTGTCGTTGTTTAATTGCATTTACTTTGTCCTTAATTTCATATCCGCGGGGATCTGCTAGTAGCGATCTATTTCCCAATGCCCGTGGTCCATACTCTGCTGGGCCTCTTGCAAGGCCGCATATTTTATTATCTTCTAAATAGTCAACGATTTCTTCATTTGTTACACAACTTTTCATATCGTAACCTAAATAAGGAGTAAATTCTCTTGGATCAATTCGCCAACTAGGATTTTTTGCTAGAACTGCTCCGACTGCTGATCCTGCATCTCCCGGATTAGGCATAATCCATGTATTATCAAAATATTTGCCGGTTAGCCGGTTAGCACTACAATTTAATGCACAGCCTCCCATGAGTACTAGGTTTTTACTTTTTACAAATTTTTGTGCTTTAATCAATACACTATGCAAATACATTTCATATACTGCTTGAGTAGCGGCCGCAATTTCAAAACTATCTTTTACTGTAAGATCTGGGCGCCAATCCATTGATCCTCTATGACAACTACGAATAAATTTTAAATTATCGTAATTATCGATAAAGTCATGGCTCATTTCAAAATTTAATTTTTCCGGATTACCGTAGGCTGCCATGCCCATCAGAATATATTCATCTTCGTTAGGCTTTAATCCTACACGTTGAGTCATTGCACTATAGAATAATCCAATACTATGGGGATAACGTAGACTCCATTTTTTCTTGAGTCGGTCGCCTTTGGCTTCCCATATACTAACTGTATCCCATTCGCCTATGGCATCTACTACCACTATGCATGCTTCATTAAATCCACTGGTAAAATATCCCCCGGCTGCATGACTAAGATGATGATCCACATACGTTATAGGAGCATTAATTCCGTATCTCGCAAGATAGATTTCTATATTATTATCTCGACTTTTCCATCCTTGACCAGCATAAAATTGTCTTAATGTTTTTAGAAAGGGTCTTTCATACCAGTAAACACGATCAGGAATTCCAAAACTTTTAGCGTATGCTACAAGTTCTTTACACAAATTCCTATCATTTTTTATACCGCTAAATCGTTCACTATGACTGGCAAACACTAGATGTTCATCAACAAACACAGCGATAGCCGCATCATGACTATTTGCACTTATTCCCCAACTAATCATTTATATATGAACGGATCACGTTCCCTCAATTCTTTTAAACGTTTTTTAATAAATTGCCTTTCTTGCCATTTGTGCCACGGCCATAATAAAAAATCAAGTATTCGTTTCATAGTATTCCTTAAACCATTTTTTTGCTTTTAATTGTATTTTAAGATTATTAGATTCTTTTGCAGTTATAATTAACCACAAAGTTGCTAATTTTCCAAGTTTAACTACGGCATCATTAATATCTTTAATACCATCAGGCCAGTCAGGCATACTGACACTCCACCCTAATTCTAATGCCTGCGCTAATGTTGCTTTACCGGCTTCGTCTCTGTCTGGAACTAATATTAATTCTTTCCCGAGTTGTTTTAATAGCCAGTTTTGGCTATCTTTAATCTCCGCTCCAAGTAATGCACATCCATCAATACTTAGTGCGTCAAATGGGCCTTCTGATACAATTACGAATTCTCTATCATCTGATTGATTGTCTAAATTGAATACATACCCCGGTTGCTGTTCTGACAAATACTTAGGTTTAGCATCGTTAATTGCACGGGCAGTCCAACCCACAATTTCGCTTTTATACAAAAACGGAATAATAAGCCTATTATTAAATCCAATCTTAGGAGTCCAGTAGACAGGAAAATCTTCAGGAAAAAGTCGTCTACTTACCATGTATTCTAGTACAGGTATAAGTTTTTCAGGAGGATTATCTAATAAGTCTGTGATAGGAACACTATCCATCGGTAATGCTCGTTCATAAAATTTTGGAATAATACTACGGATTTCTACAGTATTATTATCATCTAAACGAAATGCTTCTAAGCGTAATTTTGAAATTATGTCATCGGGTATATTAATCTGATGCATAAATTTCATCATATTTGGATTAATAGACCAACCTGGCTGCCAGCTTGCTTTAAACCCGCAATTAAAACAATGATAACTAGCCGCATCGCCATTAACAATAAAGCCGCCACGACCTCTATCATCACTACAGCAGACGGCATTGAAACTAATCCAACCGCTTGGAGTTTTCTTACGTTTTCCGGGTAAGTATTGTAGTAATGTATCTGCTATTAGACTCATGTCTTATTATAACAGACTATAAAAATTAAATCAATTAATAATGGCAAACAGTAACAGAATCAACCATCCCAAATTCAAGATTTGGATTTTGCTGACTGCCGTACTGCCAAACATCTGGGAATAGCCAACTTATACGCATGTAGTTATTTTTTCCTACAGGTATTGCTGGACTATTAATAGTTGTAATCACTGTAGTTGCGCCACTCTGCGTATTATCAAATATAATGGTTCTTGGAGAGTTTGTCCAACTTTCAACTGAAATAGTGCTATCCTCAGTTGTTTCAACATAGATTTGTCCAATAAATCCAACAGACACTACTACTTGAAAATTCATAGTAGTAGTGGGTACTGCCTCATAAAATTTACATGGAATTGAACTAGTATGGTTAGTAACATTTCCCATAAAGTTAATTTCTCCACTAAAGCGATCGTACACTACAGATTTACGCATAGTTGGCATTGCACTACCTACAACTTCAATAGTTCCAACAGCACCAAATCTGCTATCGGTATATAAAGGTATATTATTTCCGTCGATATCGGTAGCTATTACACTATATTTTAAGTACTGAGTTTCGATATCATACAGATCATCTTCGGGTACAACTGCTCTTGATACACCTTTAAGTGTTGTCGAAACTGATCCTAATTTTGATGCGGTGTAAGCATTAGCATACGCAAATTGCACTTGGGTAGTAGTGCAACCTGTTACAATATATGATCCATTTATTGAACTTGGAGAACAATTTGAAATAGTAATTGCCTGTCCTACTGTATATGGTGCAGTTGACTGTGCGACAAATGTAGCAGTAGCGGTACCTGTAGTAACAGTAATACCTGTTATGGTAGTAGGATATAATCCTACTGGAACAACTGAATAAGGACTGTTAGGTAACGCATTACCGCTAGCATCCATTATGTTCATTTGAACATTAGAAATTAGCGGGTTGATAACTAAATCTAGACGTTTTTGATCGGCATTTTGAATGTCGAATTCTATGACGTTGTCAACGCCTTTATAGATTTTTACTGTTTTTGCGTACACTATTGTATTCTCCACGGTGAAGCCTGCCAAATCGGCTATGAGTATTATTCTGTTTGGATATAAATAACTTTGAATTTTTTGCATTTGGCAGAAACCTTTACTATATTTATGGCAAAACTAAGAGACAATATCGAACAAAACTTACCTTTTATTAGTGTTATTAACTATGGTGATAACGAATATGTTGGTATTATAATTAATCAAGACCAGTTTGTGACCAGCTTTTATGATCTAAATGCAATAAAAACTCCTGAAGAAAAAACTGTATTTTTAGAAATAGGCGAAACTTGGTGGTGGGAATCGAATCGTCAATTTCCAATTAATATTTTCTGTAGAGATCAGATACATCCGTTTGCTTATTGTATTAAAACATTTAACAGCAAAGATACCCGAGTAATACTTGGGCCTGTTGTCAATTTAATGAATCTTACATTAAAACGTGTAAAACGTAAAAGTGTACAACTAGTTCGAAAAACTCGTTAATGAACTCCGTAACTTATATTTTCGCAAATAAGATTCATCTGTACAACAATTACATGTGCATAGGCAATAGCATGTGCCTTTTTAAAATAGTAGTCACCGTTCTCTGGTTTCTCCCAAATTGACATTTCAATTTCTTGCCAGTCTTTGCCAATAAGATGTTTTTTTGCCGGGCGAATCAATGCTAGGCACATGGCTAATTCTTCTATACTTGTAGGTTTCATTTGTCTCATCAAGTACCCGTGGCCGTTTACATGAAATAATAAATTTGTAAAATCATCTTGCTCCAACAGATTCCATAAGGGTTCTGTTTCTAACAATTTAGTTAAATGTTCTTTATTTTTAACACCTTCATATACGCTGACATTTAAAAAATCTATTTTAAAATATCCTCGATCTTCGGCATCTTTATAATTTAATGTGCTTATGCCTGTGACAGGATTATAAGGAATACTGGTACAATATATTCCGGTATTATGTTTTTTGTCAGTGTCTAGTCGTGCATCTATGTGCTTTAAAATCGACAAAGCATGTGTTCTATCTGCAAAATCTATATCAATATCTGGCATTATATATTTGACTCTTTAACAACTTGTTTAACTAATTCTACATCTTCTGATAATTTTTTAAATTTTCCAACCCAGAACGGGGGATCGATGATATTCTGTATATGTGTCAATTGCTCATCGTTTAATTTTTGTAATAACGTTTTACCGTTAGCTGAATTTAATACAAGCCATGGACTTATTTTTCCATCTTTAATATCGTAACATGCTCGACTTAAACTTACATAAAGAAAATAATGATTCCAATGAGCATTGTTATCATTGCCCCAACTTAACATATGACTAATACTGCGCTCCAGTGCTACTTCGACCGGTTCTCGTTTAATGAGATCGATAACATATTGCTCGTAAAGCTCGTCTCTGCACCAATGATCTAGTTTAACACCTGATCGTACAATCCAGTCCATGAACTGTTCTGGATAAAGAGGATTTACATTGCTAACAAAACTACCAAACTTAACAAATGCATTGTAGTAAGAACTTTTACAAAATTCTTCATATGTTTTTTCTTGTTTGCTATTTGGTTGCGCTAGTTTATAAAATCTTTGAAATGTATCAAATGCTAGTACAACATGTTTTTCTTTTTGAGCCATGTGACGACGCTTTTGTTCGCATACATGAACAAATAAGGTCTTCTCTTGCATGAAGCCTTTGCCACAATGACCGCAAATATAAGGTTGTACTACTAAACTCATCATTTTAATTTTTTAGCAATGGTTGCTTCGTCCATTCCAAAACTTCTAGCAAGATTTTTTATTTCTTTATCGGTATTAATAGTTGCTAATACTTCTAATTCGTCTAGTTTTTTATCAGGGTATATTTCTTCTAAAAATTTAATTTTCTTACTACTGCTATCTTTCTTTTTGTGACCTTGCCAGTTATGAAAGAATGTTTTTTCTCCGTTATAACTGCACATACATAACAGAAGCCACATTAATTTAGGATGATTTTTTTGTAATTCAAACCAATTTTTATTAAAATACTCATTAACTGTTAATACAAAATGTTCTTGTATTTCTCGTTTTTGACCTTGAGCACTACTGATATACCTGTTAAGAATATAAAATTCATTTTTAAGAGCTTTGCGTTGTTCTTCAGTCATTTCATCCCAAGCCGCACGAACATTTAAATCAACAAATGCAATTTTCTCTTTTAGCTCAATTTTATCGCTCATAGTTTATCTTTACTTAATTTGTATATCATTATAGCACGATCGAGAGCTTTTTGTAAAGTAATATTGGTTTTTGCTTCTCGCCGTATATTGCCCCACAGTTGTGCTTCTTTCAAATGTTCATGCAACGGTGTGCCGTCAGGAGTTCTGCTATCATAATTTTCATAATCGATTTTATGACCAGAGACTGGATCGTATTCATAACCAATAGGGGTGCGTGTACTAGGATCGGACCCAACTTCTCTAGCATAAGTCACGCCATTTGCTCTTTCATAAACATAATTTGCTCCAGGTTTAAGGGTGCCCAAAATTTCTCTCCGCCCTTAGCTCTTCTTCAGTTTTTGGAACAAGATTGCAGTCAAACGCCATGACAGTTCTAGTACCAGTACCTTTCCAAGGGTAAACAGCATGTGGTAAATGGCTAGGGAATAATATTACTGTTCCTGGAGTAGGGTCATATTTCCAAGTATCATTCATTATAAATTTACCAATATCTTTTATCTTTGGAAATGCAAATTGTATTTGTCCGTCACTAGATTTTTTGTCTTCTGTAAACTCGGGAGCAGTGATATAGATATTGCCACTAAGACTGCCATCGGGATGACTGTGAAGTTCTTGATATTGACCTTCTGTTTGCCTTATAGTCCAAATACTAGTAATAATAGGTTTGCAAAAGTTCATTTCAGGAGATCCACATTGTTGTGTCACTAAGTCCATGTATCCTCGGCAAATAGTTTCTAACCAAGTTTTTAACCAAGTTACATCTTTGTTTAATTCATTTGGATACACATGGATTTGTTGTCCTCCTCTTATACTAAGATTTGGATTTTTACTATCGTTTAATTCTGGATGATTATGTAATTCTTCAGCCAACCCATATATTCTACTAAATTCTACAGGAGGAACTTGGTCGATTGCTATGATTAGTGGTTGAAAATATGCTACTCTGAATGTCATGTTAATTCCTTATAATATTTTATCAAGTTGTATAATTTCGTTTTGTTTGCTAATTTCTTTTACAAAAAATACACAATTTGGTTTGTCATTAAAACTTGTAGGTGTTGTTAAAAGCTGTCCATTCTTCATTTTAGGAAAATACCATTTAACATCGTTGTAAAAATTTACAATCTCAATCTTTTTAAACTCTACCCTAAACGAACTTAATGGATTAAAGCATAATGCTTCAAATCCTCTATCATTTAAACTAGTTAAAGGTAAAATTTCTATATCGCAACTGCTTGTACTATCTCCTACAGCAATGCTCCAATCAATGGGCATAGCAATTTCATCGTCGCCAATACGCAATACCATTGCCGGAGCATTAAAACTTTCTAGAAAAATTAATGGCATAAAAAAGAAATCAGGTTCGCTTGGATTACTATTATCTAGTACCGCAAATCTTGTATTTTCGTCAACTTCCTCGGGTAAATTGTTTAATGAAAATGTCTTATTGTCTAATGTTAATATCTGCATAATTCCTTATTTTTGCCAATCTATCTTTTCAATTGTGAACGGATATTTGGCATCCTTGTAAAATTTCTTCCTCGTAGTGAGGTGACGCTTGGCAAATTTACAAGTTGAAGTTATGTCCCAGATTTGTACAAAGTCTTTGTCTTCAGCTTTTCTAATACCTCGTCCAATTGACTGTATAACACGGACAAAGCTCTTTCCGGGCTCAAGAAGAACTAGATTAAAAATACGAGGGATATTAATACCCACAGCGGCTACACCAAAAGTTGCCACAGTGACCTTGTTATCATTTGTTGCATGTTCTTTGTATTCTTCTGCACGTTTAGTGCCTTTAACTTCGCCTGAAATAAACACAGCGCCTTCGATCATCTCTGTTAATAATTTGCCTGTATCAATTCTATTGACTAGAATTAATGTATTGCCTGAATCTGCTATGCCTGATATTAGTTTGCTAAAATATGTCATCCTGTCTTTGTTAGTAACAAGATACTTTAATTCTTCTTGATAAGTCTTAAACTCTGGTAAATCCAGCAGTTGTAGTATGTTTACATGTAGATTACTCAGTACACCCATCTCTTGTAGTTGATGTGCTTTGATTCCGCCTACTACTGGTCCGATACTTGCAAAGATAGGTTCGCTTTCAAACTCATCTTTAGGAATTGTACCAGTTAGTCCCCAACGTATAGGAGCATTACACAGGTTTTGTGTGAGTAAATTCTTAAGAACTTCTGCTTTAGCCATGTGTACTTCGTCGACGATAACAGTCTTAACTCCATCTAAGAATTCAGCAAGTGTATAGGCGATATCTGCATCCCAGTTCTTGCTTTTCTTATCTAAAATATTAAGACTTTGCCATGTACAAATAGTGTGTGTTTTACCTAAATCCTTACGATCGCCATAATAAACGCCTACATCTAATTCAACGTTTTTAAAATCTTCTTCAGTTTGTGTAACCAAATCTTTATTAGGAACAATGGTAATTGTACGTCCATATTTTTCTGCACAATGCGCCAATGTTGCTGTCATAATAGTTTTACCAGCACCTGTTGCTACTTCTTGTAGGGCTTGTGTATTGGTGAAAAAGCGGTTAACAACTTCAACTTGGTCATCGCGTAATACGATAGGTTGTCCAGCGAATCTATGTCCAGCTGGCCAAACTTTTCCCATGTCAGCCCAGTAATTATTTGTGACTTCTACAAATTCAATTTTGCTAGTCGTACGTAAATCTTCTAGTTCGTCGATATCAATATCCAAGTCAGCAAGTATGCCAAGACACTTTTCTAGCTGGCTCAAATAGCCGTTGCCACCCAGCCCAAACATGCTAACTTTGCCATCCCAGCGTCCCAATTTGTAAGCAGGACGATAACGAGCAGTAGGATCTTCGTACTTAAATGTATTAGCCAGTTTTTTACGGGCTTCTAATTGTAAGCCTTCAAATTTAATGTTAACTTCATCTTGAATTATTAGTTTAACAGTCATTTTATTATCTTTTTAATATCCATAGCAGAAGGTTCATCGGCCCACTCGATAATTAAATCACAACAATTAGAGTATACAGCAGTTTTACCGTGACGCATACCCATTCGACTATCTAGGGCAATCACACTCATGGGTTTCCAAGCAGTTTTTAAGAAAAATTTGGGTAATTTTCCGCTCATAACACATGCCACATTAGTATCATCGCATAGTTGATAGTTATATGATTTTTCTGCGATAAAAGTATTAAATTGTTTGCCCATCTCATCGTTAGGCAATCTAAAGTAAACTCCAATGCCGTCAAAAATCTCATTTTCTTCCAAGGATTTTGACAAAATTTTGAGATTTTCTAGGTACTTGTTATTGACTAATGTGTCGAATACAATCAATAAAGGTAATCTTTTTAGTTCGATGATGCTTGCTATGACTTCTGTCATTGTATGTTGTTTTTTATCAATCCATATTCGTGGTTTAGATCTGTTGGCAATTTGTTCGACCAAATTTTCACCAAAATTTCGAGGATTTTCCAGGTGGTACTGATAACGCATACTTCGATCATTAATGATGTTCTGATCGATAGCAGTTTCGATGCCTAAGTCTTCTGTTATTGCTTTTTGAAAATTCTTATGTTCAATGTTGGTGATTAAAAACTGGTTTTCAACCTCGGTTTTTGACCAAGATTTTATGGTATTGTAATGGGTTTTTATAAGATCATCAATTTCGAAATTGAGGAGTGTTAATGTCTCTGATAAAATTTCAATATTCTTTTCAGTTAATGCCGCGGTATATTTTCTTCCATTTTCTATGCATACTAGTGTATTGCATTTTTTGGTAATTTCTTGCAAAATTCGACGAATATCGGAATTAAAGGTAAATTCTACAATCAAGTGTAATACATCATCATTAAGTTTATCGATATAAAATTTTCTTACCTGCCTAATTTGTCTAAAGTCTCTAGACCAAGTTGGGTGCAATAATAATTGGTCAAGATTTTCTGAAAAATTCACTATTTTTTTGTAATTTTCTCGAAAAATTTTAATTATTAGGTTTCCTTGGTTTTCAGTGACAAAATAATGAGAATTAATTGTCGTTGCAAGGTTACGAAGTATTTTTGCATCTTTAGCCGATACCAAATCTTCTAAATTTGTTGTTGTGGAGTTTACAACATTTAACAATAAATTATCAACAGTTATCATATCAGTAAGTATACACTAACAATTTTAAAAATGCAACCTTTTTAATAAAAATAGGCCTCAATATTATTTAAGGCCTATAGTGTTGCTTTTGAGCAAATTAATTATAAGGTTGCGTCTTCCATACCAGCAACACGTAGCTTCACAATGTTTGTAATTTGCCACTGTTTTTGGTCAAGTCCTTTAATTACTGCCAACCATTTGTTTCTAAGTAAGGCAAATTCGTTGATAATTTTTTCCATATCAACAACATCTGCTTCACCTTCGACAAACCGTTCGCAATCACGACTACTAAGAGCACGTTGATAATTTTCAAGATATTTTCTAAAAAAACTACTCTTAAGACGGCGTAATTCGATGTTGAGATATTCTAAAATTGCTTCAATTTCTTGCAATTGGCTAAATCGTTGTTCAACGATTCCCGGCATTGCAGCCGATGCACGTTCTACATTACCGGAGAGTTTACATTCTTTACGAGCTTCTGCAAGCTCGTCTTCGAAGTATAAAACAGCGTTAGGAATGTTAGAAATGTCTTTAGCAATATCAGAATACCATCCCATTAATAATCCTCGTCTTCTTCGTTATAGTTGTCCTCTTCCTCATCTTCGATATCTTCGTCAAGATAGTATTCAATTGCTTGATCTAAAGTGCTGTCAACACCTGTTGCACCTTGAAATGATCTATCAGGCACACCAAAATCTGCTAATAAATCTACATAACGTTCGGCTACACTTTCGATTGATTTTTTATCAATATATTCTGCAAATAGTAACCAGATATCACCGATTTGTGTTTCATTCAACATTCTCTTCTGTCTCCTCTTGAATGGTTGTAGTTGTTAAAGGTTTCAAATGATAATTTTTCATTATCATATCTAATTTATCATCTTTCCATTCTTTTCGGTAGAATAAGAATTCTTCACCGGAGGTTGGGTCAACATATTTTAATCTGTTGCCCTGTTGTACAAGGATGCCTTGTTTTTCTAACATATCAACCATACCTGAATATGGGTTCATTCCGGTTTCATAAGGAATTTTAATTTGCACTGACTCAAAAGGTTTAGCATAACGTGTTTTCATGATCTTACATGCCGCACGGATACCATTTACTTCACTGGTCTTATTGCCGTCTTCGTCTTCTTT